TGCCTTGGCGGCGAAATTCCCTCAGCCTTCCTTTCAAACCAGCCCAAACGCGCCGCCGAGGTGGCCGCTCTCGTGCAGCTGCTGGTCCGCAAGGGCTGGCTAGCTCGCGCGGAGTTAAAGGCCGCCCCGCTGTACCGGTACCTTGCCCGCTTCCCTCCTGAGCGCGCCGCCACCCTGCGCAAGTTCTACGAGGAGTCTGCGCGCCGACCTCGCCACAAGTACAAGACGTTTCTTAAAGCGGAACTTCTGGCGAAAATGGTCGACTGCGAGATGGACCTCGTGACCAGCCGCGCGATCCAAAACCCCGACGAAGCCACCACTGTGTCTCTCGGACGCTGGTGGCTCAGCGTCGGCGACGAGCTCAAGCGGCAATGGGCTCCCCCTGGCCCCATCGTCTACACGAGCGGACTGAACGCTCGCGAGCTCGGCGCCCTGGCCGACACGTGGCTGTCGCGCACGGATTGGCGAGCAATAGAAGGTGATTGCTCGCGGTGGGACGGGCGCTACCTGCTCGCCTGTGCGTCTTTCTTTATCGCCCTCCTGATCCTATGGAGCGTGCCGGGCTACGTGCGCGACGAGGAGTGCCGCAGTGGCTTCAAACTCGACACCGATTTGGCGCGGTTCCTGATCGGTTTCTGCCGCCTATCGGGCGTGGGACAGACCTCTTGTGGCAACTCAGCCAGCAACGTTGGCTGCGCCATCCGCGGCCTGGTCGTGCGCGACCCGAACCTCGACCACCCTTTCTTGCTGCTTGTTCTCGGCGACGATATGTTGCTGCTTGTCCCTGGCGCCCATCCCGTGCGGCCTGAGGACATCGCCCACGGGTACTCGTCCGTGGGTCACAAGCCCACCGTCGTCGAGACTACGGCTCACCCGCTCGGTCCCACCTTCTGCAGCGGCCGCTTCTTCCACGCCGACGTGGGCCGCGTCTGGGCACCCAAGCCTGGGCGCCTGCTCGCCAAGGGCGGCTGGATGATGCGTTTCACTCTCACGCCCCTGCAGTGGCTCGCGTGTGTCGGCCACAGCATGCGCCATAGCTCGAATCACGTGCCC